CAGGCATTACGAGTCGTGGTTAGGCGGGACGTCATTTTATCGGGCACGGTTGTCAATCGACCCTTATCCCCGAACGTTGCACCAGGTCCAAAGCGCGCAGATTCCAATTCCAATGGAATCCGGCCCAACAACTCACTCATCATCTCCTTGAGCTCACGGAGGGATTCCGCAATCTCAAGGTCTCCAAGGTCCCGGAAGGGACCGTTATGGAGAAATGGTGAGAGTCGTGCATTAGTTTTCGCGCATTGTTCCTCGTCCTTAAAGAACGAACGACGACAATCAGCTTCCAGATCCACGCCCTTTAAATCGAAGTCACGAAATTTCGAGAAGAAATCAGTGACGGCTCGATCGAGCGAAAACCTATAAGCTTCATGCTGTTGATAGTGAAACGGGTCAGTCGTCAAATCGACGAGCTGCTCGTACTCTTTCTCTCGGAAAAGCAGCCAGGCTGCAAGAGAACGAGGCGTATCGGCCTTCTGGCAAAGAGCCAAGAAGATGCCATGCAGTTGCTGCAGTAGCATGGAACCACCTTTCTAGCGCGACTGTTAGGTCGCGGCGAAGCCGGCCTTGAAACACGCTTTCACAAGCTTGCTCGACAGGAGATTGGCGCATTGGCTGACCGCCTCAGCGACGACGGTGTCGGGTACCAATTGAGGTACCGTCGCCGTCACGCTGATTGGGACGCGTGCGACAATGCTCGTGAGGCCGGTGGTGGAATCCGTCGACACATGCGGGTAGGTGAAGTCGAACTGGACTCGGCGCGCATCGCGCGGACCATTCCAAGCAGACCGAAGCGACGAAGTCGCTTTCAAGTTCGCCTGGGTGGCCATCGCTTCTTGGCGCCAGTACGCAGGGACTCCATCACCCGATGACGGGTTGAGGGCAACGTAGGTGACGTTTGTGGTTCCGTCATCCTTCTTGACAACGATGTCTGCCATTGCGGGCATATTGTGACTCCATTTGGGTTGAGGTCGCTCAAAGATACTTCAATAACAATGCGATCGCCGTAGCGCCGCGCTGCCAAGAGAACCTCGGAGCATTGATATACGTCAGGTGATGGGGTGGCAACCCCAGAGTTCGAACACAAGAGCAACCCCGACTCGTTATGAGAGCGTTAAGCTTCCACGACGAGGTGAAGTTGTCATAGTACTCGGCCCTTTCACGCGATGACGTTACTTGAAGCGTGGTATAGAATGCATCACTAGTGCTGCAGCCAAGAAGTCCGTCGAGGGCGCCAATAAAGCCGCCCAGGTCAACAAACCAATCGACAACAAAACTGTAAGGCACTAAAGCCCACGCCACAGACAATGGGTTTGCAAGGCCCATTGATGCAAGCAGTGCTTCATTAGGGTTGACAACTACGACATACCCCTGGACTCTCCTTCCGAACTTGTAGTTCACCTCATCGGTGTACCTGCTCGAAGGGAAATTAGTGAGAGTCCTCGTGAAGTCAGTAGCACTCGCGCGGCCAACGGCAGTCTGAGGGTAAGGTTCCCTCGAGATCGCGTCGCAGGCGTTGTAAATGTCACTGATCAAAGGAACCCATCCAAGATGGAATTCCAGCCACTGATCGCCAAAGGATTTCACCCTCTTTCTGGTGGTTTTACCCCAGGAGTCCTTGGTTAAACCAAGGGCTCGCGCGCAACCCGGGACGTTTCCACGTCTCAGCTCGCGTGCCGCATTTGCTAGTTGCGCTAGTCGGGAAGTGATCGTGTCTAACGAGTCCTTCCACTCACCTAAGGTCTCCCCAAGAGAAGCTTGCGCCACACCTTGGGCGTCAGAAACGAATTTAGCCAGAGCACGATTCGAAACGAGATTGTTGAAGTTGTTCCACTTGGAATTACCCATAGTGGTATACGCCAACTGATTCGCCGCGTCGCATGTCTGGTTCCGTCCTGACGTTCCGTCTACTACGCCATACTTCATGGAATAGGGTAGGGGCTTCCTCGCATGTCTGCGAATAGTCCCCGACCTATACCAAGTCTGGTTTTTGTAGAGAGTTCGGCAAAAAGCCCCCGCTCCGGTGTTAGGGTTTGAAACCTTCCACTCGGTTAGGGTTAGATTCTTGCTATAGGGACCTTGCATCTTAAGCCTCCTTTCGAGGTGGCTCAGATGTTTGAGACCGAGTTTCTCGGGTCTCAGGCTCGCTTGCAAGGCGGGCCCAGAGGTCCTCCCTGCTTCTAAGGAAAGCCATCAGTTTTCGCAGATCTTGAAAATCGAACGAATATTCTTGACCGAAGATGAAGACGAGTTTGTCGTCAAACTCCTCGATCTCGAACGTTCGATTCTCATAGATAAGCGTGGACACGATGGTCTCCGGAAGCAGAG